AAAGCAGAATAGAATAGCCCAAAGCTAAATGGATAATTCTTTTTATAAACTTGAGATATATTATTTCCTTCGCCAATCCATATAGTTGAGCTATTATATTCTCCTATAGAATCTAAAACAACAATTACAGCATCGTTAAAATTGCTAGTATAATATCCAGCTGCTGCATGTGAGTAATGATGTTTAAATGAATATCTTGGAATTAAACTGTTGAAGTTATACTTAGGCATCCAATCAGACGACCCGCCTCTGATAATAATTCTAGAAGCTTTCAGTAAAGGCTTTTCGTAATATGCTATAACATCTGGATAGCCATATTCAAGAGCATTATTTACCAAATCATCATTGATGTACCAGTCATTTTTTTCTTTACTATATCTTTCTGCATGTGCTGCAAAAATAATTTCTCCATCATCAATTACAGATAATGAAGCATCATGAGAAGTTTCATTAATTCCAAATATTATCATTAATATATGTACTTACTTTTTTCTTTTTTAAAAAACTTTTTAAAAAATAAATAAACTCTATATATATAATACTGTATTTTAATCTTCATAAATATCCTCGATTGGGATGAGGCCTTTTTCTAAGGCTATCAGATATCCTTCTTTTGTTAAATGAAGAGTTGCCTCTAAATTTTCATCATACTCAACCTCCATTAGTCCATCTTTATATAAATCTAATAGAGAAGAATCTATATATTCCATATGGGCCTCCCATAGTTCTGGAGCTAACTCTTTAGTATTTACCTCATCTATTTCAAATAATACATTTCCGTCCTGGTCTAGGCCAGCTTCTCTTATGGCTCCGATCTCAAGATAATACTGAATTTTTTCTAAAAAATATTCTTCATTTTCTTCCATGTCATCTCCTTGTGCACCAGGTAGGACTTGAACCTACGACTACCCGATTATGAGTCGGGGGCTCTAACCAACTAAGCTACTGGTGCTTAGTTGGATATTATATATTTACATCATCGTTTTTGTCAATACTATTTTCTACTATAGACTGAACGTATTCTGAAAAGTGCTTTCTGATGCTGCCTGGAGGCCTTGATCCAGACTTACTCCAAATATTTTTATATTCCATAATATTATCGAAGGTAGTTGGGCATACTTTTATTCCATTATATTCTTTTAAATTAACAGGAAGGGGAACATGTTTACCACAACACTTACACTCTTTTGCTTTATCTTGATATATACTCATAATATTTGCATTCTTTCTATTGTGTCCAAGCTATCCCTTAATTCTTGTGGCATGCGTGGTGCACGAATCATATTCATTCTTATTTCTTCTTCTGGCTCTCTATTATACTTTACAGAATCATATGTATGAATTTCTACCTCTTTAAGAGTGTTATTTCTGCTCATACTGATTGCATTATATATAGATCCGCATACTGCATCGGCCAAGTCTTTTGATCCTTTTCTTGGGTGATCAACCTTATCCCTCATAATTTTCAACTGTAATAATTCATCAATTAATAACTTAATATATGGACCATTTAATCTTTCTTCTAAAACTACCATAGCCATATCGTCGTAATGTTTTTTAGCAACCGACAGTGTTTCTGTATTTATACCGTACTGCTTTAGCTGCTGCATCATATCATGAGAGTTCCATCTATCAAAAGTGCATATTCTAATATTGAACCCTCTAGTTCTCAAAGACAAAATATAGTCTCTGACCTCAGCAAAATCTACGGACTTGTCTGGAGTTGGTGTCCAGTATCTAACAGCATCTACCTCCACGATTGGGGCTGGCTGTGAATAATTATCTGTAACTTTAACATTAACCCATTTTTGCACATGAGCCATTGATACAGCACAATGGTCATGTTTTTGTGCAAGGTCTACGTGTATAAAATATTCTTTATCTGGATCTGGTGCAAACCACTCTTCAAATCTACCGAAACTGTCTACCGCTAAAGCCATATTGCTAAAAGCTTTTTCTATTTTTTCTCTAGACTTAAAAAATGCATCTACCATTTCGGCTGGCATACAGGCAAATCTTCCCATAGCATCTGGCATATTTTTATAAAATTCTGTTTTATAATTATGAATTGTTTTTGTTGGATTAATTACCCATGAAGGTCTTTTGATTGCATATGTTCTTGGTATTTTATATGAAACAATATGATCTTCTTCCCATTCAATAGTTATCTCATTTCCTTCAGTTCCCTCTGGCAAATCCTCATCCATCTTTAAAGTTTCACTTTTATATACAATTTCTTTTTCTGCTATCACTGAATCATAAAATTTTTGAATAGGGTCATTTTTAAATCTTGGGAATGACAACAAAATCACTTTTCCAAAATCTGGAAAACGAGATATAACCGATCCTCTATACATGTCGTATATTGCATCAGCTGTTTTAGCCTGATCGTGTCCAGTTGTATTCTCTGTAGCAAATCCAGATATCTCATCTAATATTACAGTTAATACGTTATAGCCTTCCCATGCTTCTCTTTCAGAGTGTCCAGAATAAACAGTAACATTTTTATCAAACTTTATTTCAGATGCTTTGGGATCAAACTTACCTATAAACCAAGGACAGTTTTCAATTCTTGTTTTAAATCCCTTAAAAAAAACATTGTTAGCCTGCTGAGCATTTATAGCAATATTTAGGATATCAATTGTATCTCCTGCTGGCTTTCCATAATATTGAGCTGGATCTTTTAAGCAGAGTAAAAGATACACCTGGTATGCTATTGAAACTGTAGAGCAAAAATCTTTTCCAGAACCTTTACCTAACTGTGCAATTATTTCATTACAGGTTTGCTTATACATTCTTTTTCCCTCTTCTTCGCCATAAAGCTTGATAAGAGTAGACTCTTTGTAAATCTGAGAAGATTTTTCTATTAAAGTTATTTGATAGTCTGATAATGGGGGCAAACCTAGAAATTTTTTATCATAAATAAATGTTTTTAAATCTACAGGCCTCTCGTCAAACTCTTCTCCGTCCAGGATATCTATGAGATCATTAAAATTAAGATCCATTTGATTCCTCTGCATGAATAATTACTGGCTCCACAATTCCAGTAATTTGAGACAATCTTTTAGCTACCTCTAACTTACACTTAGGGCATGTAGCAGTTACATCTTTTAAAATTCCAACTAAAATTTCTTGCTTTTTTTCTGTTTCTGCTATTTGACTAGCCAACTCTACATTATCTAACAAACCTACTTCTTGCAGCATTCCAATCCTTTTGCCCTCTATATCTGCAATAAGTTTAAGTGCTGTAGCCTTTACATTTAGCTGACCAGCCTGGTCAGCATCTTCAACAGTTTTCCAAGCTTCTTTAATTAACATTGCATAGTGTTGATCTGCCCCAGAGATAGCTTCTTTTGCCCTGTCACGGGCTCCAGAATCGCTTCTAACGACCTCTTTCCATTCATCAATGTATTCTATTACTTCTGCTCTTTTATACCCTGTTATAGCAGCTATCTGTGTAGGATTACTGCCTTTTAAAAGCTCTTCGACAACCCTATTTATTCTGTCATATCTTTCTGCTAGTTCTATTTCCATATTAATATATTATATTCCTAGTTGACTAAAAAATCAAACAGATTTTTGCTTAGCAATCTTTAATAATACTAAATATCCAATTAGGTCATCGATATCATTGTCACCTGGATAGTCTGTGCCCTTCATTAATCTATTTAATTTATCATCAATTCTGACATGGAGTTGCTCTCTTGGTCCCGCCTTAGAAAATATACGCACAGGATCTAGGGCCGAATTTCCATATGCAATATTTTTCTTAACTAACATATGTGCAATTTCGTGACAAGTTTCCCAAATCTCTTTACCAGCTTCAGTTCCTACTGTAAGTAAATATAGGTCTTGGCACTCAAATTTATTAGAACCTTCAAATACTGGATCTAAACTCATTTTATTAACCCATTATCTTTTAACGCTCTATATATGGTCATCGTTGTGACACCACACTCTTTTGCAATCTCCTCTATAGTTTTTCTTTGAACCATGTATCTTCTATAAAGCCAATCTTTACTCTTATAGAGCTTCATAAATGCTGCCACCTAAAATATTCTCTATATTCTGTCAAAGGTATCACTTTTGGATCAACCCACCAATCCTCATGTTCAGTTCTAACCACCAAAGCATAGCCAAGGGAGTCGAGTATTTCTCTTTGCACATTACGCATTTCTATATTTCTCCAATACATATTCGCATCGTGCTCAAAAGTAATAATTGAGAATCTATACTGATTAAGTGGTATCGCTAATAGGCCATGAAGAGTTAGATATGGATTTCCTACTGGCTTACCCAGCAAATCATATCCAGCATCTATATCGACCTGAAGATAATCTATTTGCTTAGGAAAATTATTTTCTTCAAAATAGGAAATATAATTAAAATCTAGAGCATCCCCCATACACGGATTGGATCTATTATTAATAAACTCCTCTCTCCATTCATCTCTTATTTCAAAAGATACGCCCTTCCAGTCGTATTCTTTTTCTAATAAATAGGTGTTGCTTCCATTACTAGAATGAAAAGCTCCCAACTCTACATAATATCCCTGCTTTTTTCCATTTAAAAGATTAATTATAAAATCTTCTTGTTGGGTCATAACATGCTGATCAGACATCGTATTGTCTCCTTAGTATTCTGTTTATTTGATCGAAGTTATTATCGCTTCTTGGCTCTTCTTTTGTCCAAATATCATCACAATCTCCCCTATAGATTAAATGATAGCCAAACATTGATAAAATTTCCCTCTGCATATTTTTTGAATGTTCAAATCTATACTGAGCTCCCCCTGCATGTTCTATTACAATTATATTGAACTTATATCTAGAAAGCGGCAGATTTAAAAACGCCATTGTGTTTGAATGTATTCCTGCATCAAAATCTATATCTATTGATAAAAAATCAATTACATCTGGAAAGTTATTTTCTTGAAAATGTTTTTCCCAATTTATTGTTAATGCATTATCATTTATACATTTATTTTTCCTATTTTTATTAAATAAGTCTGAATAATGTTCTGAAATATCTACAGATAAACCATTCCAGTTGTGTTCTTTTTCTAAATAGTACGTATTACTATTTTCTTTAAAATGACTTGATCCAATTTCTACATAGTATCCATTTTTTAAATCATTATTTAATTTATATGCTATTGATGCATAAATAGGAACATTATCCTCTGTATAAAAGTCATCTAATGACCAGGATGGGCACTCATGCACTTCTCCTTTATAGTTATGTAAAATAACTTTATTTATAGTGTTCATTATCTTTTTGTAAGTACCTCATTAGCATAATAAGCAATTCCAAATGAATCTGCTACATCAAAATCCTCTATATTTAATCCATACTTTTTGTTAAAATAATCTGCAGTTCTTTTTTTTCTTATCTCTCTCATCTTTGACTTGTACCAAGATTCGGCATACCCAGGGTTTTCCTTTTTAAGTTTTTCTTTTTCTAACTTAGTCGGATTTTTATTTCCTATATGAGATTGCCATGACGATGGGGATATAGTTATAACACTAGCTCCAGTTGACATCAATTCTGCAATAACCACTCCGTAGACATAAGATAATTTTATCACAGCATCAGCCGATCTGACAAGGATTGCTCCCTCTACAGCTATATAGTCTGAAGATAATTCCTTTAACATTAAATTAGTTTTAACTTTGGCATCATATATTTTTTCATATATATCATTACCTACTATATTTATTTTACCCCATTTTACAGGCCTATTATTTTCAAGTAGGCAAAATGCTACCGAGTTTGTAGATGCATCTATTCCCAAAACCCTATTTGCTTTTGTTTTAACTAGGCTAGCTAATGTCATTTAAAATATCCATAACATAATTTTTTCCTCTTAATGAGCTATTTTTTTCACATTTAGCGCATACTGTAGACTGATTATATCTGCTTAGCTTAGATTTACATTTCTTGCAATTTCTAACTTTACCCTGCCTAATTGCCTTTTTTTCATAATATTTTTCCATGATTTTTTTATTAGTGGCAATTCTGCAACAATCATCTGAGCAGTATTTCTGATTATGAGTTTTAGCATTAAACTCTTTTGAACATTCAGTATTACAACATTTCATATCTTTATTGGCTCATAAGGTTCTATTTGTACCGTGCCAGTTTCTTTTTCCCAGCAGTCTTTTTTAATCTTACAGTGTTTACATGCAGAACTAGATTTGGTAAATGGCCTTAATGGAAGGTCGCCATTAATAAAATTATCATAAACTTCACACATCCATGTAAAAAGATCATTTATAATATTTTTATTTCTTTCATTCATCTGAATAGGAATAACTAACACCTCTTGGGTATTTTTATTTTCATACAAAAAGAATCCTTCTTCAACATTCTTTATTTTCATATAGGTCAAAAGCTGCAAGAGATGATTGGGGGATGGAGACATTTTAGATTTATATACA